GTGGTCTTATCTATTTGGATTATATCGCGTATATCTTTTTGAATGAAGGATGACAATATGAATTTAAAAGATGTATTTAAATCTCTGTGCAGTAATATCGGAAACGAGATTAATTCAGGATTAAAAGGAAACGTACCAAACAATATAACAGTTCAATTTTATCCACAGCAAATGAACGATACAGAGTTAGAAAAGGCATTTAACTACATAGATAAACGATATGGAATGCAGTATTCCATCTAAAATAAAGGGCAGTCAAACAAGACTGTCTTTTAAAGTGTTTTATTAAATTACAAGGAGGTCTAAAATGTGGTAAGAGAATTTAAGCTTGTAAACGAAAAAGGGCAAGAATATTCTTTAATGAATATAAACGATTATTGCTTATTAACAAAACCTAATGGACTTGGATATAGTTATTCTACAGAATATGAACAACTGGGAAATACATTTATAGCTAACTTAAGAAAAGTAGAGCAAGGGCAAATAAATGGTACGGTAAATTTTATGAAATATGATAACTATAAAAATTTTATAGACTTTATAGAAAGTGCAGAAAAATTAAAGTTTTCTTATAAGATTCCTTTTGAACAAGGTGTAAAAGAATATTTTAAAGATATTGAGATACAAAGTTTATCTAAATCTGAGATACAAACAAATGGGTTAATATCAGAATCAATAGTATTTGATTGTTTAAGTTTATGGTACGAAGAAAACATAGTAATATATACAATACAACCCGAAACAGGCGAAATAAGATGGGATTTTAGATGGGATAGTAGATTTATAGATTATGATACAAGGAGTTTATCTTATATAAATAAAGGACACGTAGAAGCACCTGTTCTAATAGAAATGTGTGGGCATCTGGTAAATCCGAAAATTGAGCTATATATTGAAGGAAAACTGTATCAAACAGTTGCTTTTAATGTAGAAATAGCAGAATATGAAAAATTGTTGTATGGGACAAAAGAAAATGAGTTCTATATAAGAAAACAAAATACGGATGGAACGATAGAGGATTTATATGATTTGGATTTTATCGACTTTTACAATGATAATGTTATTAGACTACCTTTAAATAAATCTTGTGAAATAAGGTTAAAAGCAGATAATGAAGTATTAAATGCACAAGTAACTATATTAGCTTACTATAAAGCTGTATAAAGGAGTGTTAATATGAACAATATGACAATAAATTTTAATGAAGAAAATTATCTAGCAACTTATAATGAACAAACAGGATATTATGAAGTAGAAATAATAGCACCTGCCGTAGGTGGAATATACAATGCAGATATAACATTTACAGATTTAGCAGGTAGAACTTATGAAGATACTCAAAAGGTACAAGTTTTTACTAAAGAAAAAATAAAAATAGAAACTAATAAAGTTTTTATCTGGATATTTGATTATAAGAACTTTAAAGTAAAAGATATAGTAGAAATAGCAGATTATGAAATATGTATAGACGAAGAAACAAATGCTACTACATTGTTAAAGATTCTTAAGAAAACAAATGCTAAAGCAAGAGATATAATAGTAGTAAAGAAAAACAATGAGGCCGTTTTTTGGGGAGTAATGAAACAAGTACAAAATGAAGATCGGTAAGCTACTTTATGAATTTGTTTTAAAATATATAACAAACATGTTTGATCAAAACGTTAAATTAGAACATGAGGAATTAATAAAAACAGCAGGAATAGAAGATTTTATTGCAAAAGCTATAACAGACAATTTTATTTCTAATGCAGATGCATTTATTAATAGAAATTACTTACAAGTAGTTGCGAAGACACATACTAAAAAACAAACGTCTGTAACTAATGTTCAAGACGGAATTTACAATCTACATACATATATGACAAATTGTACACAAAATTATGATATTGTGTACGATTTTTCTATTGTAAATAAAAAATTAGTAATAACAATAGAAAATAAGTCGTATAAAAAACAATTAATAGATGTAAAAGCACATGCAATATCTAATTATTCAGAAGTGTTTGAAACTGATGTAGTAAGTAAAGTAATAGTTTTAACAAGTACACAAACTTATACATTGTATTTAAAAAATGATAGGACTACTACAACGAACATGAATGACACTAACAGAGTAGAAGGTAAAGTAGAAACCGTTTATACGGAAAACTACGAAGATGCACAACAGAAAGCTTTAGATGTGATGAAATCTAATTCTTATAATCATAACATTACATTTAATTTATATGACAAAATAATGAAGATAGGAACACCTATTGCAATAAAGACTAAGGAGTCTTTAATTTTTGATACTTATATATCTGCAATAAGAATAACACCTGCTAAGTTTATTGAGTATACTTGCGGAAATATAAGAATTAAGTTTATAGATAAATTTAATCAAGAGAGGAGAAAATAATATGTTAAAAGGACATGTATTTAGTAAGCAACTATTTGGAAATCCGATTTTTGCACTATTTATAAATACTTTTTTAAACGGAACGAATGGGGTTTCTAACAATTATAAAAACGGAATGCAGGTAACTTATAGTGAAAATATAGTAACAATACAAAGTGGGGCAGCATGTATTCAAGGTAGATTTCTAGAAGAAGATACATCTTCTAGCATATCTGCGGGAACAAGCACTGCTTTTTGCAAATTAGTTATAGAGATAGATTTAGATAAAACAAACACAGAAAGTGAGTTTAATCAAGGTGTCTATAAGATAGTAAAAGGTACAAGTAGTTATCCGATTTTAACACAAACTAATATAGTTAAAAATAATTCTGGAAAATATCAATATGAATTAGCAAGATTTAAAACAGGAGCAAATGGGATAACTGATTTTCAAGATATGAGAACGTTTTTAGATTTTGATTCTATATACAATTCAATAACATCAGAATATAGAAGTATATTAACACAGTTACAAAAAGAACTATCTGAAGTGGAGGATGGAAGTGCTTATATTTTAAACGAAGTAGAAGAAGAAACTGTATCGGGAACGGAAGGAAGTTTAGATGAAGGAAGTTTTTCTTATATAGCAACTTTTAAAAAAATAGGAAAAATAGTAAATGTAACTGTCACGGTAACGAGTAATATGAAAAACGTAATAATTATTCGTAATATTCCGAGTTTTGCAAAACCTTCGAACATTGCCAATGGCGATTTAATAGCTAGTTCAGTATTAAAAGACAGCGGAAATACAGGAGGAGAGGGTGTTGCGGCTATATATGTTTCAGAAGAAGGAAATGTCAATATAAAAATATATACAGAGCAAGACAGTGCAAATACAAAAATGAAATTTGCTGGCAATTTAACTTATATATGTTAGAAAGTAGGAAATAAAATGTTTGAGATAGAAGAAAAAATATTAGAACCGAGTAAAATATATGCAGGTTCTAGTTTTTTATTAAAAATACGAGTAAAAAACACATCAAAATTATTAAGAGTAAAAGATATAAATTTTATGTTTGTAAAAGATTACAATATTACACCAGTAAATCTATTATCTAAAAGTAATGCTGATAAAAAGATAGATGGAAGCAGCTATTTTTAAGACTTTAATTAAACGAAAAAGTAGAGAAACAAGAAAAAATAATAAATAAATTATTAGAAAAATTAAATATAAAAGAGGAGGATTTAGATGCTTAAAACTGATTTTTTAGGACTTAATTATCACCCAAACCCGGCAACAAACACAGACGCAGTAGATGCAGAGAAATACTTTAACGAAAATTATTTTACAATAGATGCAAATGCAAAATCTGTTAATGAACAATTAAATAAACAGATTAGCAAAGTTGAACAACTTCAAACTGAGAATGAAGCTTTAAAGGCTGAAAACAAGCTGATTAAAGAGCAGATACCATCACGGAGAAGCAAGTGGAAATAGTATACACATAGAGAATAGCGGAAGTTTGAATTTTGATTGGAAAATTAATGGTGGACATGCTCAAAAGACGAGAGAAGGGTATCAATTATTAAATTTACAGTCTGGAACACAAAATGGTATCACATATTATGTAGATGATGAAGGGTATTTCTATATGAGTGGAACTTGTACATCTGACAGAATTACGCTTAATTTAAATGAAATTGTTTTAAACGGAACATATACATTTACAAATAAAAGCATAAGTGGTGAAGGAATAAATTGTGCTTTAAAAGATAATACATCTGAATATAAAAATATTTTTTTTACAAATAACAAAAGTGAAACTAAAGAAGTCAATACAGTTTTAAAAGATTTAATTTTTTATCTTACAAACGGTGCTACATACAATTCAAAAATAAAACTAATGCTTGTGAGTGGTAGTCAAGAAAAAGATATCGAACAATACGGTATGATGCCGTCTACAGATTATCCGAGTGAAATTAAAGCGGCAGGAGATAATGTAAATCTTTTTTGTATAGACTGTGACGAAGAAAAAAACGGAATAAAATTCACTAAAAACGTGGATGGCTCTTACAATGTTTTTGGAACAGCTACAGCAGACGCATATTTTGGAACAATATTTTCTATTCAAGATTCAAAATTGATAAATGGTGAAACATATAATATTCATTCAAATATTGCAGTATCGGTTAGTGAAGTTGAAATATTAGTTGAAGGTTATAAAAATAATACATGGAAAGGTCATTTGTTGAAAGGAGCTTCTTGTCCGGCTGTTAAGGCTGTTAATTTGACAGATTTAACTCATGTAAGATTCGGCATAAGAGTTAAACAAGGTGTGTCTATAGATATATCTAGTTTCAAAATAAAACTAGAAAAAGGCACAACAGCAACATCTTGGTCGGCTCATGAAACAGGAAGTGCAGAAATAAAAGTGCAAAATAGAAATTTTTTATATTATACTGCTCAAAATCAAACAATTAACGGTGTTGAGTTTTTAATAAATAAAGATAAAAGTATAAAAGTAAAAGGAACAGCAACAGCAACAACAGATTTTTATTTAATCGGAAATGCAAATACATATGAAGATATAGGAGTAACAGGAAACTTCAAAATTAGTGGCTGCAAAAGCAATTCGTCGTCAAAGTATATGTTATATGTAGTACAAAAAGATATTAACAATAAACTATCTTATTATCAAAATGTGCAAGAGAGTATTAATATAACAATAAAAAAAGGAGATACTTTCAGAGTGTTTATCAGAGTATTATCTCAAATTACTGTTAACGATACTATATTTCCACTGCTTCAGTCATCAAATGACAATAACAGTATTTATGTTGAAAGTAAAAAACAAACAATAGTAATGCCGGTTCAGCAAGAAATGTTGCAAGGAGACTACATAGAAGATGTAGAGCATCATGAGTGGGGAAAATATATATTTACGGGAGAAGAAACAATAGGAAATATCGGAAAATCGGGAGATATAACTTTTTTTAATATATCACTCAGCGATTTATCTGATTTTAATTATATTGATGATAATACTGTAAATTATATGTGTACACACTTTAAAGCAATTAAAGTAGCAGACAGATTTCAGAATAACACTTTCTTTATAAATATAGAGAAAAAAGTGTCTTTATGTTCTCAAGAAATTACAACAATAGATGCATTGAAAGCATATCTAAAAGCACGATATGATGCAAATGACCCTGTTGTGATTTACTACAAACTAGCAAATGCTATTGACTTAGAGCTAACAGAAGCTCAAAAAGCAGTAAGAGAACAGAAGTTGCATACTTACAAAAATGTAACAAATATAAATTTAAGTGATGAATTAGCAAGTATAGATGTAACATATAAAAAAGATTTAGACACAATACTTAATAACTTGCAAGCGCAAATCATAGCAAATGCAAGTGAGGAGGTGACTGAGTAATGATAGATTTAAGCAAAGTATTTAAAAATGCAGTAATAAATTTATACGCAAAAGGTGTATATACAGTAGATTATGCAATAATAGAAGCAAGTAAATTAGCAGATAAAAATAAGATAAATGCTACAGACTACGAAGAATTAATTACATATCTAGCAGAAGAGCAAGCAAAATCTATGCAAGAAGTAGAAGAAAAAACAGAAGAGAACGTTGAAACTACAGAAAAAAATGTGGAAAATGTGGAAGATGTGGAAAGTACAAACGAAACATCTGCAGAAACTACAGAAGAGGTGGTGGAGTAGATGGAAAAAACTTTTGAAACAGAAGTGCTTACTAGACTTGCAGTAATAGAAAGTAAGTTAGATGGATATCAGAATATTAAAGAAAAGGCAGAAGAATCTTATACAATATCTAAGCAAAATAAAGAAGATATAAAAGATATGCAAGACAACAATAAGTGGCTATGGAGAACAGTGGTGGGCTCTATATTAACAAGTGTTATCGGTCTTGTATTTTTATTTATAAAATCGGGAATGGGAGTGATTTAAGTGCAAGAAGCATTAAAACAATTATTATTAAATGTTGCAAATTTATTTAAAGTAAAAACAATATTAAGTTTAGCAGTAATATTAACAGTATGTATTTTAACTTTTAAAAATGTAGTAAGTGTAGAAGCGTTTATGGCCATAGCAAGTGCTATTATAACTTATTACTTTACTAAGAAAGAGAAGGAGGAATAACTATGCTAAATATAATAGAAAAAACATATAAAATAAACGGAAATTTATCAATAAGAAATTCTACAGAAAGAATAATATTACATCATGCTGCAGCGAGTCAATGTAGTTCTGATGATATAGACAAGTGGCATAAACAAAAAGATTATAGCTGCATAGGATATCACTTTTTTATCAGAAAAAATGGAACTATCTATAGAGGAAGACAAGAAAATGCAATAGGAGCACATGCATATCAAAATAATTATAATAGCATAGGAATTTGTTTCGAAGGAGATTTCGAAAAAGAACAGATGACTGATACACAAGTAGAAGCCGGTAAAGAACTAGTAGCGTATCTAAAAAATAAGTATAATATATCTAAAGTACAAAAACACTCTGATGTAAATAATACAAGTTGTCCAGGTAGAAACTTCAGATTTAATGAAATAGCAAATTCTACTGTCAAGAATGTAAATACATCTGTAGAAGTAAAAAAAGAAGCAAGAGGTAGCGTAGCAACAATTCAATCTACTTTAAATAACAAATATGGATTAAATATAGCAGTAGATAATATTTACGGCCAAAAAACTAAAAGAGCACTAGTAAAAGCACTACAAACAGAATTAAATAAACAGTTTAATGCCAAATTAGTAGTAGATGGAATTTTTGGTAGTCTTACAAAAAATGCTTGCGTAGTAGTAGAAAAAGGCGATAGTGGAAATATTACATATTTAATTCAAGCTATGCTAGTTTGTAAAGGATATAATATAGAAGTAGATTCCATATTTGGAAATAACACACAAAGTGCTATAAAAGATTACCAAAACAAAAATGGTTTATCTACAGATGGAATTTGTGGAAAAAATACTTTTGCTAAATTATTTAATTAACAAAGTTGAGTAGTTTTATACTAACTGCAACAAAATAGAAAGAAATAGAGCTAGATTTATTCTAGCTCTTAATATTAAAATATTTACATTCAGCTTTCTTACGAGCCTTCACGGCTTCTTCAAGAGTATCAAAATAACCGAGACTGATTGATTTTCGATTGAACTGTATTCTAACTCTATATCTGTCATTAACTTTAGTTATTCCGTGTGTGACCTGTTGAGTTATTTCTTTGTGTCTTATTAGAATAAAAACTTAGTAAACTAGAACGTTGTTTTTCTTTTTCTATGTTTGATAAATTGCCTTGCATACAACCACAACTTTTTATTCTGCCTTTCAAAACTTGTGTAAATGCTAGTTCTTTAACGTTTCCGCAGTCGCATTCAAATAGCGCTAATTTAGAATTGTACTTATCTATTTTGTTTAAGTTCTTTATAAGAGTAAGTTTATTGAATTTCTTTCCGATAAAATTATCTATATTATAACCTCTCATACTAGATCCTCTTTTTTATTGAATAGCAATTGTTGTTATATATTTTCCTGCAAACACACCAAAATCAAGATATAAAAGTATATGTCTAAAATATAAAAAGAGCTTAAAATTGATTGTCGTGGGTCGGAAAATAGAACGAAAAATAGGGAATAATTGAGAAAAGAGGGATACGCTTAATATTGACAAAAAGTAAAGAAAATGTTACAATGATATTACAAAAAAGTTACAGTTTTGTTAATTATAATAAAAATGTATTGACTAAAGATAAAATTATTTATAATATATATACACAATTTAAAGAGATGAAAATACTTGTCAATCTTTTAAATTAAAAAAAGAATAAGAGCCTCAGCCCTTATTCAATAGTTGTTTGTTTGTCGGAAATTTGGGATTTGTCTTTACAGTTGTTTGGATAAATCTCAAATTTTCTTTTTGGGGATTCGTAATTAATAGAGTATTTGTTCTTAGAACAAGTATGTATTAAAAAACCAATACCACCGAAAGATAATAATTGGAGGTGCGAGAGTCAAAATGATTCTTACCAGCAATGTTATCACCTACTTTCTTTTTGTTCTATATGCACCAACTTTGTTGAAAAAGTGGGTGCATAAATTAGTAGTTGAAGGCCATAGAAATGTCAGCTACTAATCTATGCACCCAACTAAAAAGAAAGTTTCAAACAACTTAAACGTATTCTATCAAAACAATAAAATATATGCAATATAATTTTACAAAAAATAACAATTTAATCGACAAGTTTTTTTAGACTAGCAAACGCTAGTCTTTTAACATGTTCGACAAAATTCACGATACAAAGTAAACATAAAATAGTATAATTGTAGTAAGAGGTGATTCATATGAAAAATTATAGAATAGAGTTGCTTATTACGAAGAATCGTGCAAGATTAGAACGAATGATAAAAGAAGATTATAGTAGAAATAAAATATTAAGACAGAGTCAAAAGTTAGATAAGTACATAAATATAATAATGAGAGAACTAATAAAATAGTTCTCTTTTAGCATAATAAATAAAGTTCTGCAAATACTAAAAGCGGTGATTTTATGAACTATTATAAAAAGAGTTTAAGAGAATTTAAAAGAGTGTTAAAGAAGAATAAAAATATAACAAAAGAGGAATGGGATAAATACGCAGAAGAGAATTGTTTGTTTAGTAGTTTTACTTTAGAAGCGCATAGAGATGTAAATAATTTTGAAGAACTGAAGAAAATGTATATATTTTAAAGAAAGCACAAATACTAAAAACGGTGATAATTTGTGAATGTATATAGAAAAATAAGATCATTGCAAAGAAAAATAGATGCAAGTATTGCAAAAAATGGATTAAGTGATATTAAAACGGTAGAATTGAGCTTAGAAATAGATGAATTAATAAATAATTATTATAAGCAAACAAAAGTAAGAGAATATCCTAAAAGTAGTCCGATTTTATATTATTATAATGTAAGCTATAGTAGACTAAAAGATTTAACACGAGAGAGAAAAAAGTTTCCAACTGTACAAGAATGGAATAGTTATGCTAAAGAAAATCGATTATTATCTACTGAATCTATTAAATATATAGCAATGCAGGAATGGAATTATATACAAATAAAAGTAGAAAGAGAATTGAATATGAATATTTTTTGAAAAAAATTTAAAAAAATTTTGTGTAGTATTATCAAGTACTACACGTTTTTTATTTCCTAAAATATCCCAATTCGTGTCGAATACGACTGCTCGTTTCTTGACGGATTTTTTTTAAAATTATAAGATATATAAAGAAGTCGACAGATGATATAAATTATTACATAATCAGCTAAAAAACAAAAAAGGAGATAGCTCAGCGGCAACTGAAACTATCTCGGGAAGTATACGTTTAAAAAACGAAATACAGTTCTAGTATACTTCCGTTTTCGTCAAATGTCAAATAGGAGGAATGGATATGGAAGAGAATGTTGTAGAAGAAATTAAAATAAAAGGAAATAATATAATAAGAATTTATTCTATAGAAGAATTTGAAACATATTTCCCTAATAGAAAATATGTTAGTGCAGAAGAATTAATAAACGTAAATTTAATGCAATTTTTAATGCAACGCCAAGATAAAATTATAAAAAACGAAGGGAAAACAAATAAAATTGAGGAATTTACAACAACGTGAAAAGTGCTTGAAATAAGCTTTTGGGGAAATAGAAGTAAAACGAAGGTAAAATATAAAAAGTGCCTTTTTGACCACCTCCACCAAGACAAGTTTTCGTCGAACTTTTTGAAAGTCTTGATATAACTTAATTACAAGACAACAAAAATTTTGATGAACACAAAAATCTTAAACCGTTTCAAAAAAGAAGCGGTCTTTTTTTGACCAAAAGTCTTGAAAGAAGGAGGTTTTTGTGGTATTATGTTACATATAATTAAAAAAGAAATCAATATGAGTAAGGAATTACTCTCTAAAATTGAATGGACTTGCAAAATGAAAAAGGTTAAACCAGAAATTATCAATGGTACCTTAAGAATTGTGGAACATACCAATTTAGCGTATGTAGAGCCACACAGAGTAATTATTAAAGATAAGCTGTACTTATTCTTTAATGAGCAAGATTACTTTTACATAGATAGTTTGGAAAATAAATATCCACTATCAAAATTTAATGAATACATAACATAGAAAAGCAAGGCATTTGATATTTTAGAGTTTTTTAAAAATTGTACTATATTGATTTATTAATTATATTTAAAAGAAAAAATAGAGATAGTTAAAACAATAAATAAAAACTTTAAAGTGTCAATAGCTAAGCTGATATGCTATGTGGCACTTTTTTTGGTGTCTTTCTATTATTCATTAAAAGGAGGAGGTAATGTTGTAATGAATGAAGAAAGAAAAGTCGCAGGAATTTATATTCGTGTAAGTACAGAAGATCAAGCAAGGGAAGGATTTAGCTTAGGAGAACAAGAGGAAAAGTTAAAACAACTTTGTGAATATAAAGATTATAAAATTTACAAAGTTTATAAGGACGCAGGAATATCAGCCAAAGATATGGAACACAGACCAGCTTTTCAGCAAATGCTAGAAGATATGCGAGCAGGTAAAATCAATTATATTATTGCATATAAACTAGATAGAGTTACAAGGTCTGTAAGAGATTTAGAAGTATTAATATCAGATTTAGAAACACATCATTGCTATCTTGTTTGCGACCGTGATGATGTAAATACTAGCACAGCTAATCGGCAGATTTTTTGTCCGTATGCTAACTGTTTTATCACAATTAGAAATTGAAATAGTAAGCGAAAGAACAAAATTTGGTCTAACAGGTGCAATAAAATGTGGACATATACCACGGAACTTGCCCACTAGGTTACAAAAGAGATGAAACAAAGAAAGTGATCATTGATGAAACTACAAAAGATATAATTATTAGAATATTTAATCTATATTTACAAGGCAAAAGCTATCAAACAATAGCTAATATCCTAAACGAAGAAAAGGTTTTAAGTCAAAAGAGATGGAAAGATTCTAAAATTGAAAAAATAATCAATAATAGAATTTACGTAGGAGATTATGAAAGATTTAAAAGAGTTGCAAAAGAACAAGGAAAAGAGCCTGTAATATATCCTAATGTTGTAGAACCAATAATAACAAGAGCAATGTTTGAAGATGTTCAAATTCAAAAAGAGAAAAATCAGAGAGCATATTGTAGAAACAGAGTTTATATCTTTATGCAGAAGATGATATGCCCAAAATGTGGCAAAATAATGCAATGTAAAGGAAC